GATACAGACGTTACAAGTCCTACCTTCGGACAAACATTCTATCCAACTGCTGATACTCCTCCACTAACTGATCAGTCAAGAAGACTTGCAACCACTGACTTTGTATATAAAGTTGCTACTAATGACACTGGTGGTCGTGTATACGTATCACAAACTATTGGTAGTGATCTAAATGATGGTCGTTCAGCTGCAAGACCAGTAGCGACTATCAAAAAAGCAGCACAAATTGCTTATGGATTGCAGAAAGCAACTCCAGATCCTAGTGATGAATACGTAACACTTATTGTATCTGGTGGTGAGTATCTAGAAGATAACCCAATATCACTACCTAGAAACTGTTCACTTGTTGGTGACAACTTAAGAAGAGTTATTGTTAGACCTCAAAACCAAGATCGTCATATGATCAAAGCGTCTAACGAGACATACATTTTTGGTGTTGTATTCAGAGACGCATTACAGAATTCATCAGACCCACAAAGTTCAGTAATTCATACTTGGAAGTATGCCTTTGTGTTTGATGACAAACAAAGATTATACTACGAACCAGAGCTTAAACAGATACCTGCAGTTCCTGGCGATAAGTTCCGTGGTGAAAACATATTCAGTATTACTTTTGCTAACCACACAGGTAGTAACACAACTCTAGAGGTTGGAGACTTCGTACAAGGTGGATCATCTGGTACACTCGGTAAAATTCAAACTGTTACGTTCACAGGTCCTGTAGCATCACCATACTCAACTGGTAATGTAACAGTATTAATTACATCAGGTATTAACGACGTATTCCAAGACGCTGAAAAAGTCTTCTATGATAATGTTGCAGCAAATATTATTACTGACCTTAATAATGCAGGTGTCTCAGATAGATTTGACGTTGCTGATGCTGAATCATTAAGACCAGAACTAGAAACAATATCTAACCAGATCTATCAGCACACAGTTAATTCTGAAAGAGAAACAATTGCTTTCTCTGCTGATTCTACTAAAGTTGACTTAACTACAGATAGAATTACAATCACTGGCCACAGCATAAAAACTGGTGACCAACTATACTATCAGAAAGATGAAAACACTGCTGCTCTAGGCGGTTTAATCGACAGTACAGCGTACTATGCAAGGAAGGTAGATGCCAATACAATTGAACTATATGACACTTGGGCAAACGCTACTGCAACTGTTACCGTTACTACAGGTAGAAAAGATATAACATCTGAATCTCCAGACGATAAACTTCACTTGTTTACTACTGGTAAGATAATGCCAGAGAGTAACAATATCTTTATTGATACTCATGGATTCAATACTGGAGATGGTGTAATATATCGCTCAAGTAAAATGGGTGATGTAGCTGGTCTTACTGATGGTACCACTTACTATGTCTATGTTGAGAATGCTAACTGGATAAGACTTGCTGCGTCTGCTGCTAATGCAACTCAGAAAACTGCAGCTGGTGCTGATGATCCAATTACTGTTCCCATAACTGGAACTGGTTTAGGATATCAAAGATTTGATATTGCAACTAAGTTGCTATCGGTTGTAAATATTGACACTTCACTTGCTACTCAAGCAACATATAACGGTCCTATAATCAATACTGCACCAACTGCATTCCATGATTATGAGGTTGGTCAAGAAGTTATCCTTTATGGTTTCCAAAGTTCTGCAATTAATTTTGGTGCTTCAACAAATACTTCTTGGTCTCTAGCAAGTGGTCTAGTAACTGTTACTGTAAGTAATGTATCTAATTCTCTAACCACTGCACTGTTTGGTAATTGGGCAACTCTCGGAGAATGTGGACTTCAGTTTAACTTTAGTGGAGCTGGATCAGAAGCATTGAGTAAAACATACTTGATGGGTGAATTTAGCACTGGATCTGGAACCCCTACACTACCTAATAACTCAGCATTAGGAATGGGTTATGCTAGGTACAATAGTTCAAACACTACTATTACTTTTGTACTTAAAGTAGCAGATATTCAGTCTACAACAAACACTGCAACTGCAACTGGATCAACTGTTAGTATCTTAGATAATACATCTGACCTAAACGGACGTAAGTACATCACACATCGTATTGAACGTGCTGATGGTTACTCTACTCAGTTTGTTGTTAGAGGTGAGTTTAGTAATGTCGGTGCTTCTGTAAACCCAACTGGTGACCAATCAGTTATTGCATCTAATAACTATGTTCTAGCTTCCTTAAGGAACTCTCCTTATGGATTTACCAAGATATCTCAAACAGATAGATTTAGAGATGGTGCAGAATCTATTAGAGCAAACCAAGAATTTATTGCACAAGAAGCATATGGTTATGTTAAATCACACCATGAAAAATCTTCTACTAGTGGAAGCAATTTAGTAATAGGACCTACTACATTCAGTAATGTAGGTATGAGAATTGCTAGTCCAATTACTAAGTGGTCTGTCTCATATAATAAACTTATTGTTAAGGTCAATACTGGTCACAACCTAACACCAGCATATACAGTCACAATAGCAGGTAGTGCTACTGCTGCAATTAATGGAACTTGGCCTATAGATGACATCTATGATCATAGAGAATTTACATTAGATCTAGGAACTACTGCTACAGATCTTAACGGATCTACTGGAACAGATGGTACATACGAAGACGTAAGAAAACCATTTAGAACTCCAAACAGTTTCCCAGTTAATAACAAACAATCTGACGCTGCTGATGCTATTGCAAGAAACGCTGAATTAATCGCTGAAGTTGCAGTCAAGAAGATGATTGCAGATACTGGTTACAGTGTACCTACTGGAACTCAAGCATGTCTTGATGATGTTCAAGATTTCCTTAGCAAATCTCTTTATCACAACCTTAAATGGGGTGGTAATGACAGAGTATATGATGCTGCCAATTACTTCCTAAAAGAAGTAACTACTAGCAGTCAGAGTAAGTATATTGCTGCATTTAATAATGCTAGAGATTATGCTATTAAGGTTCTTAGAAATCTACCAATTCTTAGACATCCACATAGTACCATTGCTCAACAGTATGAGTTGACAACTCAAGATAATCCTGTAAACAATCAAGTTATAGATGGTGCTAACCTAATAAATGCAAACAATCTATTCATTGCAGAAGAAGCAGTTGAACGTTTTGTTTCTAAATTAATTGATGTTCCTGTTGTGGCCACAGGTGGATCTGGTGCATCTTCAACTATTACTATCAACGCATTAAATGGCACAACTCCAACTAATACTTCACCTCACACATTCCAAGGTTTAGCAACCTATCAGTTTACACCAACTGGTGCTGTCTACAATCCTATTACAGGATTTATGGATCTAACCATTACTGGTCATCCATTTGTAGATGGAGATAGAATTAAGATAGCAGCTAACTCATTAACATTTAAGTGCGGTAAAGACGGAAATACTGCTAACAAAACTTATCCTCGTACAACTGATCCATATTATGATAAGTGGATTGGTGTTCAAAAAGTAGATGCTAATACTATTAAAGTTAATGTAGGACCTGCACTAACTGATGCAACAACTCATACATTCCAGTCTGCAACTGCAAATGCTATAGAAAGAGCTGCAGTCTTCAATGATGTTGGATTTACACAACATACAGTAACAGGTGCTAACTACGAACCAGTAACAGGTAAGTTGACTGTCACTATACCTGATCATGGATTTACTGATGGTGAAAAAGTTCAGATTGCAAACAGTTCTATCACATTCAAATGTGATATGGACGACAACTATTCTTTACATTCATATCCTAGAGCAACAGATCCAGCTGCAAACAGTTGGTTAACAGTTGCCAACTCAACTCAGAATACATTTGAAGTAAATGTTGGAACTTCATTACCAGTAACCTTTACTCCTACAAATGCAAGTTATGATCCTACTACAGGATTGATGGAAATTACTATTGGTAATCATAATCTATCTCAAGGAACTAGTGTTAAATTATCAACTGGTGCGATTACATTCAAGTGTAATGAGGACAACTATGCAACAGAGCATCCATATCCTCGTACCTTAATAGACGTTCATACTGCAACCACTGGTACAACATATAACCCAACAACGGGTATTATGAATATTACCACAACCGCTGCTCATGGAATGAGAACTGGCGATTGGGTTAAGATTGCAGATGATTCATTAACATTTAGTTGTGGATATAATGGTGCTACTGGCTCAGCTGCAGAAAAAACATATCCAAGATCTACTGACCCCATCTCTGGACAATGGCAGAAAGTAACTGTTGTAGACGCAACAAACTTTACTTTACAGGTTCTTGATAGCACACCATCTACTAACACTGATGCTCATACATTTGTATCTGCTGTTGCTAATGGAATTACACAAAAACGTGATAGATCAAATGATACTGCTATCCCAATAACAGCTACTACAGGAACAACAATCACTCTTGATGTTGGTAAGTCATCTAATACTACAAATCATACATTCCAGTCTGCTCTAAACAACTCAGTTGTTACTGGTGGTAACTATACACATACATTCATATCCGCAACTACAAACGGACTGAAGAGAGCAACATCATCAACCATCAATAGTTACAATAGTGCTGTAGCTGGTGGAGGAGCGTCCAACACATATAATCCTACTACTGGAGATATGGTCTTGGTAGTTGGTGCTAATAGTTTATCTGCTCCTACAACACATACTCCATCTACTGCAGCGTTCAACCCAACATTGGGTATCTTGACAATAACAATTTCTAATCATGGCTTCTCAGCAGGTGATAAAATTAAGTTGGCAAATAATGCTATTACATTTAACAATGGTATTTTACCTGGTGCAGTTGGAGGTCCAAGTGATAAATGGATCAATATATTCAATGTAACTCAGAATACATTTGATGTTAAAATTGGCACAGGTTCTGGTTCATGGACATTTAGTTCTGCTCTAACTGATGGTGTTTCTTACGCAACTTCTGTTGTTAGAATCGCACAAGAATCATTACAGTGGAGTTGTACACATGGTGATCAAAGTACTAAGAAGTATCCAAGATCTACTGATCCACTACTTTCTCCTGGCTTTACAATTCCTAATCACAATCAAGATTGTAAGGATGACGTTTCTGATGTTTGTAGAGCTGTTGCCTACAACTTAGGTCACGGTGGTAATGATGCTGTTTATGATCATGCAGGTTACTTTGTAGGAACTCCTCATGTAGATGGAGAAGAATTTGAAGCACGTGCAGTATTTGAACTAGCAAGTAATATCACACAACAAATTATTTCTAATGAAACTGTCAATGTTATAGGATGGCATGGATATACACAGACTAAAGATTTAACTATTACAGTCAGTGGAGATGGATGTGCTTCTCACAAATCAACAGTTGATACATTATTCTCTATTGTTGAGCAAGCAATTGTCAATGATAGTCTAAGTCATGCTACAGATACGGCTGCAACTAATCCAACTTGTTCTGACGTAGTATCTGCTGTCACAACATTCTTCAGCACCTTAACAACCGCGTTAGGTTCAGATGGTGCATATGGAAACTTAGATGGTGTAACAAGAACATTCTCACCTGGCGATCAACAGTGTCTTGATGATATATTACATATTCTTAGAGCATTCCAATATGATTTAAGATATGGTGGTAACTCTTCTATTGTTGAAGCTGCTAACAAATATATTTCTAGTGGTGCTATTGCACACGTTACTGAGGAAGTAGATTATACTCGTGCGATATTTGCTTACGCTAAAGAATTAGCAATCAAAGCAATTAGAAATGATTTAGAACCAGGTTTCTATTCACAGATTACTCCTGTTGGACTCGGATCAACTACAGTAGACCCAAGTGCTCCTGAGTGTGCTAACGTTGTATCTGCATTAACTACAAACTGGGGTATATTAGATAACGTATTATCAAGTGCTACTCTTTATACTGGTACTATTACAGCTCCTGATCCTGTAATTACAGAACAGGATGGTAACAAGTATAGTTTCCCACTTGGAAACGTATTCTTAGATCTTCCAGTTATTGAAGCATCTCCTTACATTCAGAACTCTTCACTTATATCATTCCTTGGTGGTTCTGGTTGTGAAATTGATGGTGCTAAGGTTGCTACACCTAACGTACCTAGACCTGGTTTAAAACAGAATGCACAAGGAAATACAGTTGCACAGTTTGACCCACAAGGTAAGTCAATGGTTGCAAACGCATTCACCATTATATGTTTTGGTGGTACTGCGTATAACGTTACTAACGATGGTTACACACAGTTAGTTTCTGTGTTTGCTATCTTCTGTCAAGATGGTATTCTTGTACAGTCTGGTGGTTATGCTTCTGTAACCAACTCTGCATCCAACTTCGGAACGTTCTCTCTTCGTGCAACTGGATTCAGGGCAGAAGCATACTCATTTGACGTTGGTGTTATTGATAGTATTGTAAATGACGTTGATGGAAATGGAGTTCCAACAGGTAGACAAGTTATTCAGGTTTCTGGTACAACTCTAACTAACATTCCTGTTGAAGATTATATTATTAAGATTGATGGTACAACGTTAACCAACCCTGCTGTTGAAACTATTATCTTAGAAACTAATGTTATTAGTGGTGCTCCTGGCTCACAGATTGTTGCTAAGATAACAACTAACATATCCATGAGTTACACTGATAGTAGCAATGGAACTGTATACAGTTATGCTGCTAATAACTTAAATCTTCTTGCTGGTAAGACTATAAGATTCCATAGACCATCTGTATGTAACTCATCATCACACACTTGGGAATTTTCTGGATCAGGTAATACCTATGCTGCTCTACCACAGAACGGTGGATTTGGTTTAGGATCTGCATATGAAGCTGCAGAACAAAACTTCGGACAAGTTTATACTTCAGGTACTAACGAGTTTGGTGACTTCAAGGTTGGTAATTTTGTTACTATCTTCAACAGAACTGGTGCTATTAGTTTCGTTGGTACTGTTAGTATCTCTGAACTATCATCTATTAAGATCGTTGGTGGTGCTATCACGATTACTGGTTTCTCTGATGATGACAACCTAGGTGGAACATTCGCATCTGATGCACTGTTACCTACACAGGCATCTGTTAGAGATTATATTTCAAACAACCTAGGACCATATCTAAACCAACCATTCTCAACAAACGCAGTTCCATCTGCCCTTGTTCAGTTGACATCAAATGGTAAGATCAATATTGATCAGATACCTGCATTACGTCCATTCAATATTACTTCTGTTGCATCTACAGCGGAAAGACTAGCAATTGAAGACGCAAATGCTGGTGACATTGCTATTGAAACAACTTCTACTACATTCAGTGTTGCACCTGCATCTGTTAATACATCTAACAATCAGATCACTATTACAAATCATGGAGTTTCAACTGGAGATCAATTAACATACACTGCTGGTACTACAGCAATTGGTGGATTATCAACCGCAACTGTTTACTATGTTATCAAGGTTGATGACAACACAATCAAGCTTGCAACAACTACATCTAATGCAACTAATGGTCAGGCTGTTCCTTTAAGTGGTCAAGGTTCAGGTACACATTCATTTGAGACTGCAGGTACTGCTGTTTCATATATTCTTGAAAATGATCTTGAAAGTCAGTTCTTAGCATTTACACCTAACAGTGCTTATCAGTTTACTAATGGTGACATTATTGCAGGTAGTTCTACTACTGCTCGTGGTACTGTAACAAACTATAATGATGGTTTAATATTCAATTTTGTTATCAGTGATGGTGGTTCACAATACTCTGGTGATTTTGCATTAACAATATCTGCACCTGATGATACCAGTAATGGTGTTCAGGCTGCTGCTACTGCTAATGTAACAAGTGGAGTAGTTACTAAAGTTACTATTACTAATCCAGGTAAAGGATACTATAGTCAACCAACTGTACAGGTACAAACATCACCTGGCGGTGCATCTAATAACGCAGTAGTTGCTGCTCAGATTGAAGGTAGAGTTAATATTAATATTGCAAATGCTATTAAGTTTGATGCAGGTGACTTTATTCTTGATCAAGCTCTTGCAAATTTAGGAACAGGTACTTACAGCCAGACTGGCACTACCATTACTATCACGGAGAATACACATAATCTATCTAACGCATCTCTTGTTTACTTAGACTTTACAAGTGGTACAGCTGCTGATGGTTTCTATACAATATCTCTAATTAACTCTAATCAGTATTCAGTAACTGCAACAACTTCTGCTACTACATCTGGTAACTTTAATCGTAAGAGAATTATTGATCTATCCAGAGTTATCAATACTTCAGCGTCTACAGCTGCAAACTGGACACAGTTAACATCAACTAACATTGATGCTTCCAATATCGTTGCAGGTACTATTGACCCTGAAAGAATGGCGAATAAGGGTACTGCAAACTCTTACACATTCTTACGTGGTGACTCATCATGGGAGTATGCAGTACAGTCACTAAGACCTACTACACAAGATGCGTTACTTGTTAATGGATCTGTAACTGATAGTTCTTATATTGACAGCATTACTATTACAAACGGTGGTACAGGATATACAGATGGAACTTATCAAAACTTACCAATGGAAGGTGGTAACGTTAGCGTTTCTGATGACGGTGTTGCAAGAGCAACATATGTTGTTTCAAGTGGTGTTATCACATCTGCTACTGTAACTGACTCTGGTACAGGATATACTGCTGGATTTAGTGTTGTAATACCATCTGAACTTGGTGGTGGTAGTTCTGGTGCATTGACTGCTGTTAAGGGAACTATCAACCGTGCATTTGGTAACCTTGAAATTGATATTAGAAAAGGTGATAACTTAACTCCTAATGCAACAACCTTTGGTAACTACGGTGTATTCAGATTTAGAAAAGATGTTGCAAACCAAGCACTTGGTAATCAAGATGAAGGTGGATTTGTAATTGACAATGACGGACAAGTAAGACTTGACCAAGGTCCTGGCTCAGAACTTAATGCTGACAAACTAGATGGTAACGACGGTTCATTCTATACAAACGCATCTAACCTATCTGCAGGAACATTACCAGCTGCAAGACTTGCAAACCAAATATATGCAATATCCATATCTGGTACTGCTGACACCGCAAACAGAATCTTTAACGAGACCTCATCACTTACATCAAACCCATCTCCTGCACAAGCTGCAAATGGTCTTGGTGCTGCACTAAGAAATAACGCTGCTACTGGTCTAACAGATGGTGGAACTACACATGGTATTCTTACATACAGACGTGAAGCAACTGGTAGTGCTGCAATACAACTTGCATTCACAGATAATGATAATCTTTGGTTAAGAGGTAACTCTGGTGGTAACGCTGTATATGGTAACTGGTATAAGATCTGGTCTGGATTTAATGATGGTGCTGGCAGTGGATTAGATGCTGATAAATTAGATGGTTCACAAGGACTATGGTATCAGTCTGGTTATAACGTAGGTGACACTCGTGCAGGAATTCATCCTATCGGTGATATGTTCTTACCAGAAGTTCTTGGTCAGAACAAAATCGTATTTGAGAATTTCTATCTTAATGATAGTGGTTTAAAATATACACTTTACATTCCTAACTTCCACTGTGCTACTGGTACTGGTGGTAACATTACCAACGGTGGAACATTTACTATCTACTCTGATGTAGGTGCAACCAATAACATTGGTTCTATCGTAGTTGATTCCAATGGTGTTCAAGAACTTACTCATACATCTGGTGAGATATATTCATTAGTTACAGGTACAATTAACTTTGTTGGTTCTAACACTAACGCAAACATTTACGTCTTCGGTCCTAATCCTGGTACTAAGTGGACTGTATCATCATCCAATTTAATTAACAGTGGTTCTAGCACACTGATTGGCATGAGCGACGCAGCAGCTGGTGCTAAATTACAGATTGGTAAAGCATCAGTTTCTACAACTCCAACATTAGATTTCCGTTCTAGTGGTTCTGCCACAAACTATGACGTTCAAATGATCGTCTCTGGTGGTAACTCTAACGATGGAAATGGTACTCTAAGATTTAATGCAGGTGACTTAACTGTCAATGGTAATACTATATGGCATGCAGGTAACGATGGCTCATCATCTCAGCTAGACGCTCATTACTTAGATGGATTTACACAATCAACATCTGCTACTGCAAATACAATTGCACGTAGAGATTCAAATGGTAACTTAGCAATTAATGACTTAGCTGCTGACCAAGGTACATTTGTAAACACAGGTACTTCTATTCTTGATCTTGCAGATGGTAATGGTATTACTATTGGTAAGGCAACAACTAACGTATTATCAATAAAAGGTAAGCAATCATCCTCCGTTGGTTATATAAGATTTGGTAATGACAGTAATTCCTTTGGTTGGAACGGAACTCACTTATCATACAATAATGTATACTTCCGTAACGGACGTTTAGGTATTGGTGATGACAATCCTGGTATATCATTACAATCTACTGGAGACGCTGCCTTTGGTACAACAAGTAGAGGTGCTAACACATACGTTAGAGCATTAGCTGGTGACTCTTATCAGTGTGGTTTTGAAGCATATGGTAATAACCAAGGAACAGGTTACTTATATGTTGGACAATCAAATGTTTATGGTGGTGGTATTGCATACAATGGTGATAACTCTCCATCTGCATTTGGTTCTGAGCAAGGTGATGACATCACATTCTACAGAAGAAACAATGGTGTAGATAGTAGAGTTGCTAAGTATCGTTATGATGATTCTACATTCCACTTCTTTGGACAGGTTAGATCAAGAGTTGCACAAGGAACTGCACCATTTGTAGTTGCTTCTACTACAGTTGTTGCTAACCTAAACGCAGACTTACTTGATGGTTATAGTGCAACTAACCTACCATACTTCTCTGCTCAAATTAACGGATGGAGAAATAGTTCTGAGGGTCAACCAAGATTCTACTTTGCTAATAATGCTGCTACATACTTTAGAACTGGTACTGACTTCTACTATAGAAATGATGCAAATACTGGTATAGGCTCACTTAATGACAATGGTTGTTGGACATTCTATAATGGTGGTGACACAGTACAATCAACATACGGTTTACAAGTTAACCAGTTAAATGGTATTAACCTTAATGCATCTGAAGGACTATCATCTGGACAGAAGAGCACAGTTCTAAGAGCATCAGGTGATAAACAGTGGATAGATAGTTACGGTGTATTCAAGAGAAATAGAAATACATGTAGTGAAAGCATTACAATTACAAACTCAGATAACTGTATGACCGCTGGTCCAATCACTATAAATAATGGCGTAACCATAACTGTAAATGATGGTGGTTCATGGAGTGTAGTATAGAAAGATGAGTACTTTATCGTTACATGATTTACAAGGATTTTCAACCTACAGTAATACTGTAAGGGTTCCTAGTGGTCATACTTTTCAAGTAGATGGAAGATTAAAAATTCCACAAGGGACTACATCTAATAGACCTGGTTCTCCTGCAAATGGTGAATTGTATTATAATACAACTATTGGTCAATTGGAAACTTATATTCAAGATGGTTGGGTGGCTCTTGCTAATGCTGCAACTGGTACTAGATCAGATGCACCTCTAGCTAAATCTACTGATCTTCTTACAATAAATCCAAATGCCACAACAGGTTGGTATTGGTTAGATATTAATGGTGTTTCTACTAACGTCTGGATTGATACAGTATATCGTAGTGGTGGTTGGGTTCTAGTTCTATGTAATAGAAGGGGAACTGGTGGAATGACTGGTTTAACCTACTCTAATGGAACTTCATATCAGGTTAACTACAGAGGAGAGTACGGAGATGGAAAGAACTTAGGTGCATTTAATATGTGCATGGGTCTTCCAATGTGGTCTTCTATTATTGCTGATAATCCTGGCACTGGACAAGTTGCTCAATTTGTAGCTACTAGTGCTATGGAATTAGGTAATACTGGTGGTCATAGTAAACGTCAATATTGGAATTGGAATGGTGCATGGGTCAATAGCTTTGCAGCATCTGGAGCTAGTGGTGAGGTCGTAGAATTAGGATCGCCTGGATCTGGACAATATGATTATTGGACTGTCTATGGTTCATATGGTTATAACTTTACCACCACTGATGATGACAATGATACATATGGTGGTAACTGTGCCAACTTATATAATGCAAATCCATGGTGGTACAATGCTTGTTGGTCAGGAAACATGTTTGCTGGCGGTCCTTATCAGGATGCACCTTATTGGTATAGTTCTGGTGGAGACCATCATAATTATGGAGCTATGTACGTAAAATGAAGTGTACTATTAAGAAAAATAGAACTACTACTGATCAGCATGGTAACTTGAAATTTATCATGAAATTTTATGATGACTCAGATGTATTTTTACACAGCGTTACTTGGCAGAAAGAAATCAATGGAGAGGATAATTCTCTAGATGAATCTGAATGGAATGACTGGAGAGATGATATGCTGAAACAACAAGGCGACATGTACAGTGTTACATGGACTGATATAACTGTAACTGAGGACGCTTAATCATGGCTAGTATTTTAAGAATAGACACTCTACAAAATCTCGCAGGTACTACTGCTGCTACCCTTGAGGGAAATGGTGGGTTATATGTTGCTAACAGATTTAGACTTCCACAGTTTGCATTTGCAAGCCTTCCATCTAGCGGTGTTAGTGAAGGAGAACTTGTTTATGACACCACAAACAAAATGTTAAGATTTTGGACTGGACAGAGATGGTTAGAAGCATCTAAGTCTGGTGGTCTAGGTGAGTCAGAAAGTAATCCTGTTGCTAATGGACAAGAACTAAGATCTATTGGTATATCAACTAATGGTGATTATTGGTATCAACCAGTTGGTGCAAACTTTTCTATACAATGCTATACAAATTTCAGTTCTCCTGTTGCTTCTAATAAAGCATGGGTGTTAGTACAGAGAGGTAGAGAAAGCTATCAAAACAAATGGGCATATGCAGGATATAATTACGACAAGTTAGATTCTTCATATCTAAATGATAATGGAAATATTGCAGCTGCACCTTCCGATTGGGTTAACTCTCTTATAGGTGGAAACTGGTTAAATCAAAAGATGTTGGTTAACAGAAATTGTGTTAATGACTCTTATACTTTTGTCGCAACTACTGCAGCAAGTTTCCAATGGAACCAATGTAATGGTGGAACTAGACCAAATGCAAACTGGGCTAGGTATGGATCTTTCTGGGGTGCAGGTTCTGCAACCAATAGTGACAACAACACTACTTCTTGGACTGATACTAATTACGGTCCAGGTAATAACTGTGGTAGAAGTTTCAGTTGGCAATGGAACCAACATGGTGGATACCAAGGATGGTCTACTGGATCAACATGTGACCCCTCATGTGGATTTGAATATTCTAGTGAGAACCACAGAATTATGAACGCACACGTATACTTTGAATGTTAAGATGACTATTACCGCCAACTATCTTGCATGGAAAGACGATCAGAGTGGGTACGAAGCTGCCCTTAATCCCGATCAAGGAGTCTCAGATAATACTGCTAAGGAGATGATCCTTCGTGGTCTTATAGAAGAGTGTTATACTCTTAGAAAATCTGAGTACCCTTCTGCAGGTGATCTTGGTGATGCAATCTATCATCAGTCTCTAGGGGATAATACTAAAATGACAGCTTACAATGCAAAAGTAAAAGCAGTCAAAGATAAATATCCACTACCTCCTGTTCCTTCTTCTTATGGGTGGGAACAAACAGCCATGGAACCTGACCACGGAGAATAAATAAAGTTATGTCAACTCTTAACACTGGTAACATTTCTGGAGATCCGTCATTCAATACGACTGGTGCGGTAAAACTTCCTGTGGGATCTACAGGTCAGAGACCTGGCTCACCACGTGAGGGAGATCTCAGATACAATAATTCTATAAGTCAATTAGAAATTTATGCTAATGGTCTTTGGCATGCTATAGGAGGTGTGCTATCACCTTTTACTGCAACTTTCTATTCTCTCTTCAGTAGTCCAAATAGAACAGCTCCTACATCCGTAGGTTCTTATTATAACAGCAGTCCACTTAGCGGAAACGTTTCACTTAGTGGTGGTAAACAAGCTTGGTCAGTTCCCTCATCTGGATGGTATAGATTTAATGCATATGGTGCACAGGGTGGAACTAATCAATACTATCAAGGAGGAGGAGGTGCTCGTATTCAAGGAGACTTTTTCCTAGAGCAAGGAGAAGTTATTAATGTATTATGTGGTTCTGCAGGTGTAGGTCCTACCTATGAGGATTGCGACTGCGGTGGTGGCGGTGGAACTTATGTCGTCAAGGCAAGTGGAAACAATGTATCCGACATCCTTTTAATCGCTGCAGGTGGTGGCGGTGCTAGTAATGGAGGATTTAACAGTCAAGGTTGTGGAAATAGAACTCAAAATACTACTACAGGTGCTTGTGGAAAAGATGGTAGTGCTTCTGTAAATGGACTAGATGGTCGTGCAGGTAGAGGTGGTACTGGAGGATATGCTGGCGACAGAGCATTGAGTGGATCTAACAGAGGTAATCCTGGTGGCGGTTTCTATGGTGGTGGATTTAGTTATTCACAAAACCCAACATGGAGTGAAACTAGAGCTGGACAATCTTATATGGATGGTTCTCTAGGTGGCACAGCAAACCAAAGTGATTCCTTTGGTGGATTTGGTGGCGGTGGCGGTGGTCACGGTAACTGCTTCATCTCAGGTGGAGGTGGCGGTGGCTACAATGGTGGAGGTTGTGAAGTACAATACTCCTCATATCATGGTGGACAAGGTGGAGGATCCATCAATAACGGTGTCAACAAGGTTGGACAAAGTGGTGTAAATTATAATGGAAATGCAGCACAAAATGGTAATCAAGGATACTGTGAAGTAACAAAAATTAGTGGTGGTTAATTATGGCAGCTAGAACTTCAGCTTTTACATCATATACAGATGCAAAGGCATGGCTAGAAGGTGGAACAAAAAGACTTCTTATACTAACTGATACTCAGTGCAGTGCGTGTGCTACTTGGTTAGCAGAGACTTTACCAACATATGATATTGGTACTTGGTTGTGGTCTACACTACCAATAGAGACATGGGTATCTGATGCAGAGGATAAAGATGTGGTATGCTACACAGGTGTTGCGGCTACAGCTTTGCATAGATGGCCATTAGGTGCTATAATGACAGAAGTTCAAGTCAAGGAATTCTTGGCACTTTGTGAAAAAGATGAATCAATCCCCAGACCAGGAGCAATCAACTCTTCCTCTTAAGGTATTTGACGATAGAATATTTGAAGTAAACAGTGGTATAAATGTAACCACTTACGATGTTGGTAATCATAAAAATCGTATTGTCTCTGTTGACAATTTTTTCGCGTATCCAGAAAAGGTACGTGATTTTTTATTGACTATTCCTCAACAGTTTATACCCAACCCATCTATGAAACCTACTGCATGGGATGCTAAAGCAGGTTTCTATCCTGGTTACCAAACTTACCTTTCGTTTCAGATAAAAGAGTTAGAAGAAAAGATTAAAAAGATAGCACAAATAGAATTTGGATATAGTGGAAGGTTTATTAATTACTCCTTCCAAAGAATATTTGGTCACAGTAAAGTATTCAAACAATCCAACTGGCCACACTGTGATGACTCTGCTCTTGCAGGTAATATATGTTTAAACTTTGATGATGAGATAGAAGGTGAGACTGGAACATCATTCTATAGAGTAAAGGAAACTGGAGAAGAATATTTTCATCCCAGTACATGTATGTACAGGAAATCAAGGTATTGTTTTACACCTCAGAGAATGGACATGGATGTATATCAACCCATTGTGGAGAACACTAAATACATCAGATACCATCTTGATGAACATAAGTTCAATAGATTTAATCTGTATGAAGGAGCGTGTTTCCATACTGCTTTTATGGAAAAAGGTAAGTACCTTAACACACCAAGAATGACACTTTCTATATCATATTAATATGGACATATACAATATTTTTCCGACACCTGTGCACGTGTTTAAAGGGGAATTTGATTTTAAAAAGATTATTTCTGATCTTGAAGAAGAAGATTATATTAATGTAAATCAAGCACAACCCGAACACCCAGAAAGGGTTTGGCAAACTCGACATGATTTGCATAAAGATCCTAGGTTCAAAGAGATAACAACTTTCTTTGAGGATTGCGTAGAGCAATATAGAGCACACTATGAATATGAATGTGAGAAATTAGATATCAGTATTATGTGGGCTAACCTATCGCCTGGTTTTAAGGCAGGTAAGCATGAGATACATCATCACCCAATGTCATATATCAGTGGTATATTCTATCTGACTGATGGTTCACCTACCATGTTCTGTGATCCTGTAGATAAAAGACGGGAAGGTATGATCAAACTTTATAGTGTAGATCCACAGAAAACTCCTGAACAATGGGGGATGATACCTGAAGCTGGGAAGTTATTATTATTTCCTAGTTGGTTGAAGCATGGTACTTTGAACCATGTACAAGAGTTTTCGAGATGGTCAATTAGTTTTAATTGCATTCCTATAGGACCTTGCAATGCAGCATCATCTCAAGCAAAACTAGCTACTTGGAATTTATATCAAGCTGAATAATGCCTATTATTGAATGGAAGTCGGACGCTCCTAGAACTCCTTTTGCACCTAATTGGAACTTTCCTTTCTATACTGAGAAAGTATTTACTAGAGATGAGTGTAAACAAATAGGAGAAAGTATCCTAAGAAGAGAAAAAGAAATAATACATGACTTTAAAGATGTCGCTAATGATGGTGGTACTGGCCTTGGGGGAGATAGTCTTACTGCAAAGTTTAGTGCATTTAGTGTATGGGAATGGGATGAACCATGGGTGAATACACTGAGAGATACAGTCAACAGAGGTTGTGCAGCCATGGGACAATACATGCATGACGAAGGACTGTGGGATATTGGTTGTGGACAAGTTGATGGATTTAACCACAGAGAGGAAATATATTACTCTCAATGTTGGGCAAATGTAATGAGATCAGGAGAGCAGATATTACCACATTGGCATAGTTCTTATAAAGATAGTTTTATAGGTGCACATTTAACTATTGCTGCAAATAGAACTGGTACATATTATGCTAATTCATTTAACAAACAAGTAGTAAAGGGATTTGCAAATAAGCCAGGTGAACTTTATATGTTTCCAAACCATTTAGTTCATTGGACAGATAAACATGATCATCCATTTGAAAGAATAACAGTTGCAATGGATATTCTAACTGAACAAGGGTGGAAGGATCATCCAGACAAAGGTATAAAACCAAACTATAAGATGATCACATGAACATTAACTATCATTTTGACTATCCCTGTTTGATGTACAGTCAACTTCCAGAGGATATTTTTGAAGAATTAAATAATCTACCTAATGGTGCTCATCATGGTAATAAATTAGTTGGAGTATTCCCAGACGAATACAAACTACCGATACGAAAAGCACCTTTGTTTAGAGATTTTATCATTTGTCTATCTGAGGCTTTCGCTAGAGAATGTTCAACTGCTCCTGTATTTCATCAGATCAGGCAGAACACTCCACCTAACACACCGTTTAAATTAGCGGATCTCTGGAGAAATGAAATGTATGCTAATTCTTATCAACCTTTACATCAGCATACTGGGTTGTTTAGTTTTATTGTATTCATGGATGTTCCCTATACACATGCAGACCAAATGAAATTAGAGCCTAACGTTCTACCAGAACATGTAAAAAATGGATTTACAGAATTCTCAGACCCATTCTCTATGTTCAATAAATTAATTAATGTTGAAAAAGGTATAGAAGGTCAAGTAATATTATTTCCTGCATGGGTAAACCATGTAGTATATCCATTCAAGGGGTTCTCTGGTATACCACGAGTTAGCATTTCTGGCAATATTGTGCTAGACTATGGTACGGTTGATGGTGCAGAGCACTTCTAAATATAACAGTTATTATTTTAAACTATGGAAATCCCAGACATGATCAAAGAGTTTAATGGTCAATTGGTAGAGCAAAAGGCTACTATCGTTGAACTTGAAAAACAACTCAGTCAAAGAAAAGAACAGGTATTGAGATTAGAGGGTGCAATAGAAGCACTAAATATGTCTCAAAAAGAAGAAGGTGAAGCTAAAGTAGGTGATTAAAACAGTATTCAGTATGTTTCCACAGACCCTAGTGGTCTGTGATATTGGTATTGATCATCAAGAAGTACAAGATAATATTAAAGAAGTTTTAGAAGATGGAGATGGTTTCTCTATTTCTAAGACTAATTTGCATGAGGATGAGAGGTTCTGGGTATTGTCTGGTTTGTTTGTAGAAGCAGTCAAACATTCATTCGCTAATGTTTTTGAATATAAAAACATATCTCCTCGCATAAGTACTATGTGGGCTACAGGGTGTGCATCCAATGAATATATTCATACACACTCACATCCTAACAGTTTTATATCTGGGGTATATTATCCTCAAGATATAGATTATCCTCCTATCAGGTTCTTTGATCCAGTACCAAAGATGATCATTCCTGATGTGGCTCAACCAAATTTTTATAATGTAACTGATTGCATTATCAATCCAAATCAAGGAGACCTACTATTGTTTCCCAGTTATCTGAAACATGAGACTGCTAAAAATGATTTGGATCAAATGAGATATAGCATATCATTTAATGTATTTCCTTTTGGAACTTTTGGTGAACAAGACAAACTATGTAACTTGGAGTTAAAGTAATGCATCAAAAAAACATACCATCTAGTGAAGCTAGGAAGCAAGAACATGTCAATTCTACACAGTTCTATATTCCTTTTGATGGTACTGCAGAGACTTGCCCATATAGAACAGGAGATTTATATGAGGGTAGATCCATTGTTTCAGTAGGATTTACAGAGAATGTATATGGTAAATCTTATCATATTATTGTGGAGAGAGATAGAACTCATTGTAGACAAAAGTATGTCTTTGATGCTAGTCACGATTTAAAGTTTTGCAAACCAGTAGAAAGAATGGATAAGGTTGTTGACGAAACAGAAATTGCAAGAATACTTAGACAAGTAGATATGAACAAAAAGGCATAAATAAACCTGAAGGACTAATTGCGAGCTGGGATGAAGAAGGTAGTCATCAGGGTTTCTGGTAATTATAGTTTGGATTCTGCATGTGCTGCTATCCTAAAATTATACGGTTTCCTAACCAATTATAAAGCATATAGAAGTTTTAAGACATTTTCATTAGAATGTCCAGAACAATATGAGAGTGGTTTACTAGACAAACTCAATGCACTTAATGTTGTTAAGAAAGCGTTTTGGGATAAACTAGCATACTCTTCTGGAGCTGTGTCTGCCCAAGGAGTAGAGGTACAGACTAGTGGAGACGTAGTTGCACAATCCACTACGAATACAAGAAATATTACTGGATCAAGTACGAACACAATATACGTGAAGGTTATATCTAACTGGCAAGGCAGTGGAGCAAACGTATTTGCGTTCTCAACTGATGGTGGTAGTACATATTCTGTTACATCTTTCTTCAGTGGTTTCTTACAAGGTGCAACATATGTCTTTGATCAATCAGACCCAACTAATAATACCCATCCTATAAGATTTTCTACTACACCTGACGGTTCATATACAACTGGCGGTGTAGAATTTTCATCAGGTGTAACCTATAACGGAGTTGCAGGATCATCAGGTGCTAACACAACTGTAGTATTTGGTTCATCTACACCTTCAGTTTTATACTATTATTGTTTAAACCATGCTGGAATGGGAAGGTACGATACCTCTCCTAACAGATACGGAACACTTAACGTACATGACTTCTGGCATTTAGATAGACTGACCAAACAAGACAGACAGTATATGAATGGTCAGTACAGTAATAGTGGTCAGACTGGCGATGGTGTTGATATCTATATCTTAGACAGTGGAGTTCGTGGTGCAAGTAGACCAACAGGTAACAACGCAGCTCTACATCCTGAATTGTATGATCCAGATTTTGTTACTGATCTGAACGGAACTGCTGAACAACAGAACTATAGAGTGTACCAACTACCACATTACGCTGGTGATTATGGTACTAACAACGAAGATGATAATGATCACGGTACTTATTGTGCCATCTTAGCTGCAGGTAGAACCTGTGGATTTGCATCTAATGCAAAAATATATGCACTCAAATGCTTGAACTCTTCAGGTAGTGGTACATATACTGCTATATTAAATGCATATCAGGCAGTCATAGATCATAATGATAGTGGCAATGCAAACTATAAAGGCAATACTAGACCAGCTATTGTCAATACTTCTATAGGTTCAGGACTTCCAAGTCAGTCTTATCCATATGTTGAACTGAATGATGCAGGTGATGACACAGGAACTGACGAAGAAGTATTAGATGATATTGAAGGAACCATAGCTGCTTCTCAAAAAATATTAATTTGTAGATCTGCAGGTAATGGATTTAAAGATTCTGGTGATAATTTTGCAGGACCTTTGATGTCTAAGGTTGTGGTTGGAGCAAGAACTGCTGGCTATGCTGATAACACAACTGGTGGTGTGAACAATGTAGATGTAGATCAAGCAAAGATTTCTGTAGGTGCTACAGACTATAATGATAGGTGGGCAGACTTCTCTAACTATGGTGCTGGTGCTACTGTTTGTGCACCAGGTAAAAATATTCGTCTTCCTAAGTATGACTGGACTGCAAACACACCATATACTAGCACTGCGAACTATGCAACTATTGGTGGTACATCATTCTCATGCCCTCTAGTTGCAGGCATTATGGCATGTTGGGCTGGCAAGAATGGGTATACTTTAACAACTAATAACTTTGCAACACTAGGAAAACAATTTATTAGGGGAACTGGTAACACTGGAGATATAACGAAGGGTGTAACTCAACTCTATCCAACAAATAGTATTGAAGAAAGAAAACTACCCACTAACCCATATACGGTTACTAGTGGAAGTAATAATATAGTAATATCTTTTAACTCATCTGATAACAGTCACTTCATTGGTAATGTTGGTAAGAAGGTTCAGTTAAGAACTACAGGATCAACAGAGGGTGGTGGTAGTAACGCTCTAACATACAATATAACAACAACTGCACCGTCATTTAGTTTCTATACACTTAGTGGAACTGATAGAAATGGTGGAGTAAATGGAAACAATGTAGGTGTTACTGTATATGTTGGAGACACTATTAATTTTAACTTATCAGGTGTCAGTGGTTCTCATCCATTTTATCTTAAGAGTGTACAGGGAACTGGAACTACTAATCAGGTAAGTACACCAGCTGCTACTGGACAAGGATCTACAGGAACTGCAACAGTATCATGGACACCAAATACTGCAGGCACATATTATTATCAGTGTTCTAATCACAATGCAATGAATGGAACTATCACAGTTCAAAACGATCCTGGTGCAGGTGGTGTAGTTCTTGGTGGTACAGACATTTCTGCATTATCTCAAGGTGGATGGTTAAACATAACTGCTGAAGATTCAATCAATAATACGGTTACCGTTCAATCAGCTGGTAACGCTAGTGCTACTGCAACTGGTGGTGGATCAAATAACTATCTTGCACTGATTAATTCGGAAGCAATAACACATGAAAGTACAGATGGTGTTGTTTCTACTTCTACTCAACTAAGATCTCAGACTGATGCTCAAGAAGCACAAGGTACTAGTGTATATGATAATGTAAAATACTATCCAGTAGATAGTGGAGTTGACTTTAAATATGATGCCAACACTGATGTTCTAACTAAAAAGAGAGGAGCATTTTTCCCCTACGTTGATACTACAGTAACATGGGCACAATCTTCTGGTGCAATAACTGGAAGTCCATTTACAAATGGTGCTAGTGTTAGTATCGACCTTGGTTTATCTGGCCAGACATTTGCTAGTGAACCAACTTACGAACTTTATACAACTACAGGTGATGCACTGGGTGCTTCTGGTCTCTCATTAAACACTACGACAGGTGTATTGAGTGGTACAGTTACATCAGATTATATTGATACAACTTTTAACTTTAGTGTAGTTGAGCAAATTACAAACAATACCCGTGCATTCAGTTTTACTACTGCAGGAACTGGTGTTCTTATTACAGTTACAGGACAACCTAGTGACGCAAGTATAGAAGCAGGTGCTGGTACAAATGCTACATTCGGTCCTGTATCAGCTATCAGTTCTGATGGATCTACCATTACATATCAATGGGAACTATCTACTGACAGTGGTGCTAACTGGTCTGCCCTATCTGAAGGTAGTGGTTATACTAACGTGACAAGTAATACATTGACAGTCAATGATGACTATGGAAAAAATTCATATCAGTTCCGTTGTAAGTTAGATACTAATACCGCAGTGGCATCAGCTTATACTAATGCTGTCACACTAACAGTATTCAGAGTGATTACTGTAAATACACAACCAGTAAACTCTACACCTGTTGCTCCAGCTACAGGATCATTTACAGCGGTGGGCTCAACTGCAGATGGTGCACCAATCACATATCAATGGTATAAATCTGAGAACGGTGATGGAGTAAACTTCAATGATATAAGTGGTGCTACCTCATCCACATATACTACAGGTGCTACAACTTACGATGCTGATTATGGTGATTACTACTTATGTAAATTAAATGCAGTAGGTGCAACTGGTATCTTTGCAAACACTGTTAGATTATTTGTAACTAGAACAATTAATATTACCACTCAACCTCAAGGAACTACAGGTGCTGTTGGTGGAACAAGAACATTCAGTGTCGTAGCAAATACTTCAGATAATGATTCTGGAGATATAACATACCAATGGCAGATATCAAATACAGGTGGTGCTTCTTGGAGTAATGTATCTGCAGGAACTGGTGGAACTACAGCAACTTATGTAACTCCTACATTAGATGCATCCTACGATGCAAATCAGTTCCGTTGTGTATTGTCTTGTACAGGTGCTACACAGATAGCATCAAATGCTGTTACCTTACAGGTAGAAACAGTAACTGTTAATGTTGTAAATCAACCACAGGATGCAACTGTAAATGAAACAGCTACAGCAACATTCAGTTGTACTGGATCAGTTACTATGTCAATCATTGGTGGTAATGCTGCGTCTTCATCATATGATAGTGAATCATGGACAACACCTGGTGGTGGAGGAGGATCAGAAAATGCTCAAAGTCAATCAGATCATAGTCCAAACGTAAGTTTCCAATGGCAGAAATCAGATGATGGAGGAGCAAACTGGGCAAATATAGGTGGTGCAACAAGTTCAAGTTATACAACTGCTGGCACAGTATATGCTACAGATAATGCTGATCAGTATCGTTGTGAGTTAGATGCAGTTGGTGCAACTGTCAAGGCATATACAAATGCTGTAACTCTGACTGTACAAAGAACATTTGCTATTACCGCACAACCATCTAACGTAACATCTAATGAGGGTGCTACCAGTAACTTCACTATATCGGCATCAACAAGTAGTGGAACTCCAACATACCAGTGGCAAAAATCTGATGATGGTGGTGCAAACTATGCAAATGTTTCTACTGGTACAGGTGGAACAACAGATTCATATACAACTGGAACTTTAATATTTGCTGATGATAATAACGATCGTTTCCAATGTATCGTATCTCTTGTTGGATCTGCTGCACCTATAACTTCTGGTTTTGCATTACAGACTGTATTGCGTGTTATCACTATCAGTCAACAACCTCAAAACACTGCTGTTATTGAAGGACAGACTGCAAGTTTCAGTGTAACTGCTGCTATTACTAGTGGCTCAATTACATATCAGTGGCAGATATCAACTGATAGTGGAGCAAATTGGAGTGCTATTAATGGTGCAAACTCAGCGTCATATACAACACCTGCAACAACATACCCAATTAATCCATCAGAACAATTCCGTTGTGTTCTATCAAACACTAATGCAACTTCTGTAACAACTACAGCTGCCACTTTAACTGTTAATGAATCAGAGTTTGTATCTGCTCCAACTACTGTTACACCATTTATAGATCCAGATACTACTAAGACTTTATCAAGACAACCAGTTATTACTACATCTGCATTCGTTCAAGAATATGCAGGCTCAACACATAGTTCTTCTTACTGGAGAATTAGAAGAGTTAATGATAACGTAACTGTCTATGATACTAACAATATAAATCTTAATGGAGATAGTGCAAATAAAACTAGTCTCACAGTACCTGCAGGAGTTCTTGAATTTGATACTCAGTATTCAGTTCAGGTTAAGTTCAGGGATCAGAATGGTTTGCAAAGTGCATACTCAAGTGCATCGTCATTTACTACTCCATTTGTTGATCAACCAGAGATACAAGTTATCACACCTGCATTCAATCCTACTGTTACAGCGTTGACTGCACAAGTGAAAAGTGGTTTCCAACACACATCAACATTCTGGCAGTTCTCACCAGCAGTTACATTTACTAATATAGTACATGAATCTAGAGACAACAGTGTAAACAAATTATCTTACACTCTTCCTAATGCTGTGACGCTTAGTGCGAATACTCTTTATTATGTAAGAATTAGATTCAACGTTAATCCTGTATAACATGGCTTCACCATCAACAAGAGAAGGACTTATCGACTACGCATTGCGTCAGAACGGTGCTCCTGTTTTAGAAATTAATATTGAAGATGATCAGATATCTGATCTAGTAGATGATGCTATCCAATTTTATAATGAAAGACATATGGATGGTTACATTAGAACCCATCTAAAAGTTCAGTTTACTCAGGCCATGATTGATGCCATGACAACTGACACTACTACTCAAGTAACAGCTGCAACATCATCAGCACTAGCAGTTGACTGGAAGGAACAGAATAATTATCTTAAAGTTCCTGAGCATGTTACTAGTGTTATAAAAGTATTTCCATTCCAATCTAAGAACGTAACTAATTTATTTGATGTTAGATATCAGTGGAGATTAAATGATCTATGGGATCTAACTAACACAGAAATTTTAACCTATGAGATGGTTAATAGAAGACTAGAAGATATCTATTATCTCTTAGAAGGACAGAAGCAAACTAGATTCCAGATGAGAGGAGATAGATTATATCTAGATTTAGATTTTAAAACTGATGTAAATGATGGAGACTTCTTAGTTCTTGAGGTCTATCGTGCACTAGATCCTACAAATACATCTGCAGTTTACAATGATCTTTGGATGAAAAGATATGTATCTGCACTTATACAAAGACAGTGGGGTGCAAACTTAATCAAGTTCCAAGGAGCACAGTTGCCTGGTGGAATTACAATGAATGGAGAGTTTATATACAACGAAGGTAAAGAGAAAGTAGCGAAACTAGAAGAAGAAATGATATCTCAATATGAGACACCACCCCTTGACATGATTGGCTAATGGCAAGATCTACATACTTTACTCATGGTACTAGGAACGAACAGTTTCTATTACAGAACCTAGTAGAAGAACATCTCAAAATGTTTGGGATGGATGTCCTTTACTGCCCTCGTAAGATGGTTATGAAGGATGGTGTTTTTAATGAAGAAAGTATTTCTGAATTTGATGATGCATATATTATAGAAGGATACCTAGAGAACTTTGATGGGTTCCAAGGTGGTGGAGATTTGATGACTAAGTTTGGTATTAGACAAACAGATGAATTAACTTTGGTAATCTCTCAACAAAGATTTTCAGATTTAATTTCTCAGTTTTTACTTCTAGATAAAGGTACAACTATTGAAGTTGGAGAAAGGCCACAAGAAGGAGATCTAATATACTTCCCAATAACTAGCAATTTCTTTGAGATTAAATTTGTAGAACATGAAGAACCTTTCTACCAACTCGGTAAAGGTTATGTTTATAAACTTAAATGTGAGCTCTTTGAATACAGCAACGAGCAAGGTGATCTATTTGAAGGTGATGAGGATCTTATTGATTACGGATATACTGTTAAGCATTACTATCTCACAACCAATGGTGTCACTGCAACTGGAACTCCAGTTATTGACAATGGTGGTATTGATCAGATCTATATCACTAACAATGGTAGCAAATATAATGAGACACCTGCAATTACTATTTCTGGTAATGGATCCAATGCAGCTGCTACTGCATTCATGACAAACATTACTGTGTCTGGTGGATCACCAACTAAATCTGCAGTCATAAGAGGGATTGTTAATCAAGGACAACTCATGTCTGTAAACATAGTAGATGGTGGAGAGGGATATGATGAAGATAGAGCAACTCTTCAGATAACTGATCCTGATGCTGGTGGTGTAAAGGCAACCATCACACCAACTTTTACCAATGGAGTATTGACTGCAATCAATATTTTAAATGGTGGATCTGGTTACAGAAGTGTTAAACTTATAGATATTACTAATGCAGGTACTGGTTATACAGCTGCAACAATGGCATTTACTGCTGCACCACAAGGAATATCTGGAACTTTCACAGTGCCAGAAACAGTTACTGGTGGTACTACTGGTGCAACAGCTCAGATGGTTGAGTGGGATGCACAAGAAGGTTGGATCAAACTTAAATCGCCAACTGCTACTTTCGCTATAGGTGAAACCATTATGGGTTCAGACTCTGGTGCTACCATGGTGCTAGATAATAGGGATGAGATGGCAACAACAGATACTAAATATTCTGATAGTGTTACCTTTGAAAATCTCGGTGACGATATTTTAGACTTTAGTGAAACAAACCCATTTGGAGTAATGACTTAATATGTTAGGGACATACACATATAATAAGATTATTAGAAAGTGCGTAATAGGATTTGGTACGCTCTTCAATAACATAGAAGTCCGTAAGGAAAACAAAGACGGCTCAGTATACAGTAGGATGAAAGTACCACTAGCGTACGGTCCTCGACAGAAATTTTTAGCAAGACTAGAACAACAGGCAGATCTAAACCAGAAGGTTGCGATCACAGTTCCCCGTTTGTCATTTGAGATGACAGGAATATCATATGATAGTTCTAGGAAACTTGCCCCTATTACTATGAACGTAAAGTCAGGTGATAAGGATACAATAAGAAAACAGTTCACACCTGTACCATATAATATTGATTTTGAACTCAATGTTATATCAAAAACCAACGACGAAAGTTTAGAAATACTAGAACAGATAGTTCCAGTCTTTCAACCATCATATCAAATGACTATTAAGTTGGTTGATGATATGAAAGACTATAGGGACATACCTATTATATTGAATAGTATTTCCTATAGTGATGACTACGAAGGATCTTTTGATGACAAAAAGATAACTCTGGTCACTATGCAATTTACTTGCAAGACATACATCTTTGGACCTGTTGGAACTCAAGGACCTATCAAGAAGGCAAAAGCAGATATTTACACTACTATGCCTTCTGCTGCAGCAACCAGACAGGTTGAGTATCAGGTTACACCAAGAGCTCTTACAGATAAAAACAAAGATGGTACTACAGAACTTGCAGGTGCTATCACCTCAAGAAACTTAACTGTTGAGGTGGTGGACTACAGCAACATTCCTACTCAATCATATATTGAAGTTGGTAATGAAGTGATGTATGTCAAGAGTAAAACTTCTCCAAATAAACTATCTGTTAGAAGAGCACAGAATGGTACTACTGCTGCAGCAGCAACATCTGGTACCCCTGTTGATCTAGTAGATGCTACTGATGATGCATTGCTAACCAGTGGTGATGACTTTGGATTTAGCGAATCGGTATCGTATTATGAATGATGGATTAGATAAAGCATTTGATATTGTTGAGTCAATAGATGATGTGACACCAAAAGCAGAGGTTAAAAAACCTCCCAAGAAGGTGGAAACACAAGATCAAGTACAGGATGATTATGAATATGCACGAGGAAATCTTTACGCCTTGGTGGATAAAGGACAAGAAGCTGTCAACGGTGCTCTTGATTTGGCTATGTCTTCTGATCACCCTAGAGCATACGAAGTTGCTGGACAACTCATCAA